GCTCTTTTTGTATCACCGTCTACTGAAACTATCATATGTTTTAGCCGAGTAGTTAAATCATACCCAATACCATCGCCTACCTTTTCATAACCAGTAACTTCAGCATCTATACTCTTTTCATCAGCTGATGTGAGTAATTTAAAAGTTAATTTGCGTTTGGTAGCTGGTAATTCAAACTCAAATTCATTTACACCATTTGAAACTATTTTCTCATCTAACTTCTTATCTTTTAACTTAGTTAAATCAACTTCAACAGTTTGCCCATCTACTTCTACACTATATTCTTTACCATATGCAAGTATACGAGCAGCAATCAGTATAGCATTCTTATCACCGATTAATAAGTCAGTAACTTTGATTGATTTATCTACTATTAAAGATTCTAATAACTTTTCTACAACTACACCTCTTTTAATTAGGTTAGCTGATGTAAGTATATCTTCTTCTCTTGCCGTCATATATTTGACTTCTATTTTACCTGAAGATAGTGGACTATCTTTTGGATATAGTAATCCTTGTGACGGCAGATCCACCACTTCTGTGGGGAAATTGACTTCTGCCATAATTAACTCCTATTGATTTATTTTGAAACTATAACTATTTTTTACCAAATTTTTCTGCAGCTGTAACTCCTAATCCAACTACTGAGATATACATAAAACATTCTAATATTTTATCTTTTACCTCAAATGCAGTAAAGGTGTCAGCACCCCAACTACAAATCAACATAAAGAAAGCTGCGAAACCAACAGTTCTCTTTGAAGAAATCTTAGCATCATCTGATAACATTTCTTTTAAAAAATTCATACAAGCTCCTTAGAATTGTAAGATAGCGTAATCATAACGTAGTGTTAATGTAATATCAGCAGGTTCACTCACACTCCAATCCATATCACCAAAATTAGCAGATTGAATCATAGCACCTTTAAGTGTCCACTCTTCAACTTTATCTCCTACTGGACCTAACACATTAAATGTAACATCTTTTTTATAGAAGTCTGAATACCCATCACGCCCGGTTACAGATTCTTTATGTAATCTAACCCATTCCATAACTGCTTGTGCGCCAGAAGGTACAATTGGATCATAAAGAGTAACTTCCAATGTATCCCAAGCACCTTTACCTTTAACATATCGTTTAACATTAATGTGGTCTAATTCTATTTCCTCAAAAGTAATTTGTGGGCGACCAGCAGTTTTAATAAGATATGCGGGAACTCCTTCAATGTACATGATGAAACGATTTTTCGTTTTCGGTTCAAACGGTGTAAACATTATTTCCGAAGGATCGATTAAATCTGGCATTACAGTTCTCCTATTAAAATTTTATCTTCATATATAAATATGGAGAAATCAAAAAAATCGTTAAAACTTTCAACTCAAATATTTTATAGTTTTTTCATAGTTTTTATAAATAACAAAAAACCCCAGCGAAACTGGGGTTTTTGTTTTATAAATGACTTTATAAATTACTCTGGAAATGCAGCACCCGTTGGGAGTACTGAGAAGTCCAGAACTATGAACTCAGCCGTTCTAGTAGGTTGAATAAAGATTTGACCAACCAACTGATTTCTATCAATAACATCAGGTGTATTGTTCGAATCATCCATTACAACTTTAAATGCTGACAAACCACTATTGGCTTGTACTGATTCTAAGAACGGATTGACTATGTTCATAAATCTAGCTCTTGTAGATGAATCATTTTGTTCAAATACTAAGAATCTACTTGAAGAAGCAATAAATTTCTTCAATTTGATTAATAGTCTGCGAACATTGATTCTATCCAAAGCCGATGGTTTAGATTGTAGTGTTTTTTGTCCAAATACTACCACTCCTTGACCAGGAAATGAAGCAATCGGATTAATTCTACCATCATACAATGTATCTCTATCTGTATGAGTTAACTTTTTCTTAGTCAACCTAACATTAGTTAAACCACCACGAGTTAAACCAGCTGGTGCGAACCATTCATGAGCTACTCTATCTGTAAAAGCGATTACTCCTGGAATCACAACTGAGGGCGGGACCCAAACTTGCCCCGTTCCTGCAGGATCATCCATTTTAACCCATGGATAATATGTAGCTACATAATTAGTATCCAAATTAACAACATTATTAACTGCGGTTGCAACATTGTCATCAATATCAGCACCATCCATTACATAAAATGCATCAGCTCTAGCTTCCACTTTATCAATAGCATGATTAGTTACTACTGGATGATGTTTATGTATCAGACCAGGAGTTACCAACATATTAATATCATATTCATCTGGATTAGCTACAGCATTAATAGCCCGTTTATAAGCTACAGAACCACTTGCTGTAGTTGTTGAACAATCAAATCCCATCGTATTAGTAGACGAAATTGAAGTGCCTGTATATTTTACAGCCGCTGGATTATTACCATCAAATCCATGTTGAAAAGGAACAGCAAATTTAAGCTGTGCTACAGACTGAGATATCGTTAATGTCTGAGATGAGATAGCAAAATTCGTATACCTACTATACTCAGAAGACGCAGCTGTGCCCCAACCATACATATCTTCAAGACTCATACTAACATTACTTCCAACCGTTTCATTATAAGGAACGGGCGCCAAATATGCTAAATTAGTAGCCAATTCGTCTTGATTATATTTAGGATTTATTTTAAATCCGTATGGTAATTCCTCTTTATAAGTTGAAGATTCACCAGTTCCTCCATCATATGTTTGAGTACGAGCAAAAGACGCTGTTGGAACAACATTTGATGAAACAACCACATCATATACTGCAGCAAAACCCATTGGTTGTAGCTCTTTATTAGCTCTAAAAGTCTTTTCTTTATGATCTCCTATACGAATATATCTTGAAAGATTTGGATAATCACCATACGAAGTAATTTCACCATCATTATTAACAGTTTGAAACATATCTCCAATCACTTTAACTAAATAATTAGGTGAATCTGGATCCATATTCAAATTACTCCAATTTTCCAATAAATTACCACTTGTATCATATAAAGCCATACCAAAATCAGCATAATCTGGACTTGAATTAGAACCTTGCGGTCTTTTAATATCTCTAACAACAACATAATGTCCATTAGTTTGAGTACCATCCGCTCTCATATAAATTCTAAATAAATTAGTTGTAGTACCACCAATTTTTTGTGAATGTACATACGGTGTTCTACCAGATGATGCATTACTATTCCCAGTAATACTACTAATATAATTTCCATCAGTTGTACTTACAGTTTCAGCTCCAGTACTAAAATCGTAATTATTAGAACTACGTTCAGTAAATACTTTACTTGTAGCAGATAATATTCCGGAAGCAAAAGATGCACTTACACTACTTCTAAAAAATTTATACATATAAGCGGGAGCCTCAGTAGAACCAATCGACTGTGCGTTAGGATCCGTAGGCATTACTTTTAAAATATAATTAGAAGCAGCATTTTCTAATCCAACAGCAGAACCATCTTCTACTAATGTTATACTAGAAACACTAGCACTTGCATTTGATCCATCAATACTTAATGTAAAATTTGACGCAGATGCAGGATATGCTACAGAACCACTTATGTCTCCTGAGCCATTACTGTTGTTAACCGCTGGTAAAAAGGTTGCAACAACCATTTTTCCATCTGCACCCAAATGTGATGGTGAACCACTTACTATTAAATTAAATCCAGTAACTTTGTATCCACCAAGATACCCAACTTTTACTATTGTTACAGTTCCTGCTGAACTTAAATATTCTTTTACAGTGTAAGGTGTGTAATAAGCCGAATTATAAGATCCAAAAGTCTTTTCAAATTCCTCAAAACTTCTTACTATAGTAGGTACAAAAGAAGGACCTTTTTCAGTTGGTCCTATAATTGCTGCGCCTATTTCAGAAATTGCTTGTGGAAGAAAAGATAAATCTCTTTCACGCGTAAATACACCCGGACTTACTATTCTTTCTGCCATGTGTTTTCTCCTTTAAAGGTTTAAAATTAATATAAAACTTTCCTATCTATAAGTATAAGGAAAATTTTCAAAATACAACCGTTTTGGAGATTATTTAAGCTTTAGCAGAACCGTCTTCTTGTGCCGGAACTTCCTGCTCTTCAGGTTCTGGTGCTGGCGTAAATACTCCTGTTTGAGGATCTAATTGTCCAGGACCATATTTTTCAT